TCAGGCGTCCTGGCGAAGCCCGATGGCAGCGTCTTCACGCAGACGTCGGCCGCGACGCCTCACCACGGCGTCGCCATAGCGCTGAATCGGATCGGCCAGCGTGCGCTTGACGAAGAATGCAAAGCAGGTCAGCACCGCCAGCATCAGCACGATGTACAACGGTCCCGGCAGCGCCAGATCGCCCGCGCCGAAGCCCAGCCGCTCGGCGAGGGCGAACACCGACGGATGGGCCAGGAAGACGATGTAGCCTATCCCACCAAGCGGCGCGAGCCAGCGCAGCCGGATACCGGCGATGCGACTCGCACCAAGGAACACGGCGAGGGCCACGCTGTAACTGATGAAGTAGCGATACCAGGTCTCGCCGAATCCGGTATCGCGCGAATAGGCGAGCACGCAGATCGGTAGCAGGAACAGGTAAAACGCCACCACCGCGATACGTGCGTAACGCCGGGTTTCGGGACATCGGCCGTTATCGGACGCCCGCCATAGCGCACCGAGGAAACACACGCTCAGCATCAGCGGCAAGGCCACGGGCAGCTTCAACTGAAGCTTGTAGCGCATGGCGGCGAGCAGCAGCGTGAAAACGTATTGCGCCAGCAAAAAGAACAGATCTCGCCGTACCGAGCCCCCCAGGCGCAGCGCGAACAGCAGGATGCAGAGCACGTAGAAGGTGATCTCGATCTGCAACGTCCAATACAGGCCGATGACGTTCTCGACGAAGACGAACCCCTGCAGCATCGTCGCGTTGATGGCGATGACCGCAAGGCTGAACGCCTTTGCCGGATCATCCCAGGGAAACATCACCCCGAGGATCAGCGACAGCCAGTACAGCGGAAAGAGCCGGAAGAAGCGCTGATAGGCGAAGGCCGTGATTGGCCGCTCGTATCGGCCGCGGCTCTTGTACAACGCGGCCATGACGAAATAGCCGCTCAGCGCGAACAGCACCAGTACGCTGACCTTGCCAACATCCAGTACAGCCTTGCTGACAAGAAACAACTGGGCGCCCATCTCGTCGAGCTGGCCGTCACGCTTCATTTTTGCAATCAGATGGGAATAGGCGACGCACAATGCCGCTACGCCGCGCAGGGCATCGAGACCGATTAGTCGGGACATGTCTGCTGCTCACTTTGGCCGGAGAGGGATAAATGTCGCCAGAGTTACTGCAGAAACTGACGCGAGAGTGCACACGCAAGCGCTCGCCGCCGCAGCGGATCGACGGCAGCCGGGACGATGGCGAGACGGGAGCGACGATCAGGCAGGCTACCGCGACAGGCACTGGGCGCCTGGGTAGATGCGAGATCGGGAGGAATCGAACGGCAGAACGCAGGCTGCGCAACAGCGCACTGCAGCCATCCGACGGGGCTGAGTTATCAGACAGTGCCGGTTCGCTTGTCAACGCATTCCGGCGGCCGCCCGACAGATGACATGCCGACGCCCGCGCGGCGCGATAGACACGCGAGCGACCTGCTGACTGCCACGGCTGCGTGTTAACCTTGCCGGTTTTCAGCGGCGCCCTCGTTTCCGTTCGGCAGCTGACCCGCTGCCAATGCCTGCGCCCTCAACGAACCACACCCACGCCGATGACCAAGTCCAACGCCGATCTCTCCGCCCATACGCCCATTGTGCTTGGGTATACATGGGCAAGGGAGCTTAAGCCCCGCCAGCGCTGGCTCTAGCGCGGTTCGAGCTCCCTCCTTCATCCCTCGGGATGGCATTGAATGGCATGGAATGGCGTTCCCATTGCCCCATTTTTGCCCCACGCCGCAGTTGACTCAGGTGCGATTGGTCTCGCTCCAGTTAAGCCTCAACGATCCGCCCACGCACTTGCTCAACTTTGATGGTCGGAATGCCGTTCGATTCTTCTCCGCTGAAAAGAAAACTAGTCCGTTTCTCTTCGCCGAGGCCGTCCAAATATTCAATATGCAATAGGAAATTTTGAACCTCCCTAGATTGAGCGGTGATATCAAACTTAACCGACGCATCACGTGCTAAAACAGCGATGCGCTGTGGCAGCGACAAAGTCAATTCGGTATCCCTTCGAAGTACAACACGCGTGATCTGATGGCCAGTGTTATGCAATGTGAATTCGCTATTGATGCGCCCCACTGAATAGCTTGAGCGTCCGAGCCTGATATCTAGAACTGGCTGCATCGCTAATTCATATCTCCTCTGTTCTGCCTGACGGCCCTCCATCTCAAGCATGTGCTGCTCGCGACTAACTTTAACCAGCTCCTTTTGTTGCTCAACGGAACTTCGCAGCTCTTCAGCCTGAAGCAGCAGAGCGCTCCTGCTGGCTTGCAGTTCTTTGCCCTGCTGGAGGAAACCAAGCACCAACCAAAGGAACGCGAGAGGGCTAAAAATCCCCGCCAAGAAATCACCGACCTCATTGAGTGACATGCCTGCAAGGCCCGCTAACCTCCCTCCCATCAAGAACCAAACTAGGCCGAAATAGCATGCAGAACAAAGCAAGCCCGCAAACGCCAGCCACCTACCCATAAACGAGCCTCCAATCACCGATGCGCAATCATAATGATGGCGCACCTGACGTCAGCTCACCACCATCAACTCATCCCACCGCGTCGTATACCGCTGGCTCATCATTTCGCGCTTCATCGACCATTCCGCCGTTGCGGGGATGCGCCCAAGCCGTACCGTTCCCCTGCCCTCGCGCGCATTGATCTGGTCGACCACGGCCATCAGCCGATCGGCGCCTGGCCGTGGGGCGGCGGCGAATAGGTCGCCGGTGAATTCGCCGCGCTGCCGCAAGTCCATCAGCAGCACTTCCGCTTTGCTGTAGGCGTAGCCCTCCCGGTAGATGGCCTCAAGCCCGCGCACGGCCGCGGCAGCAAGCACGCGAGTATCGTCAGTCGGGTACGGCAGCGGGCAGCTGATGGCATTGGCGTACCGCGGCTGGTTGGGGTTGTGCATGCCGGTGCGGATGGCCACCTGCAGCGCGCCGGCCAGGCTCTGCTGAGAGCGCAGCTTCTCGGCGGCCTTGGTGACATAGGCCACAACCGCTTCGCGGATTGGAGCGATGTCGCGCAGGCGGCTGCCGAACATCTTCGAGGAACAAATCATCTGGCGCGGCGGTACCGCCTCCTCGAGTTCGAGACAAGAGATCCCGCGCAGCTCGCGGGCGGTTTTCTCCAAGACCACGCTGAACTGTCCGCGCAGCGATGCCGCGTCGTACTGCGCCAGGTCCCAGGCGGTTTGGATGCCCAGCGGCCGCAGGCGAGCCGTAAGCCGTCGGCCGACGCCCCAGACCTCGCTCACCTCTGTCATCCGCAACAGCCGATCGCGCCGCTCCGGATCGCGCAGGTCGATCACCCCGCCGGACTTGCGCCAGGTCTTGGCCGCCCAGTTGGCCAGCTTGGCCAAGGTCTTAGTCGGACCGATACCGACCCCCACCGGTATGCCGGTCCAGCGCAGCACTCGTTCGCGCGCCTCATGCCCCAGCGGCACCAGGTCGCCCGCCATGCCCGTCAGGTCGGCGAACGCCTCGTCAATGCTGTACACCTCGATTCGCGGAAACATCCCCTCCAAGGTCGTCATCACCCGGGCGCTCATCTGCCCGTAGAGCTCGTAGTTGCTGGAGAAACAGACCACGCCCCACTCGCGCATCTGGTCGCGCCACTGGAAATACGGGGCGCCCATGGGGATGCCTAGGCGCTTGGCCTCGCGGGTGCGGGCGATCACACAGCCGTCGTTGTTGCTCAGCACTACCACCGGCACGCCGTCGAGCCATGGCCGGTAGACACGCTCGCAGCTGCAGTAGAACGAGTTGCAGTCGATCAGCGCGAACATAGCTGGTGCAGATTGTGAGTGGCCACGCCCCATACGTGCAGGGATTCGGTAACGCGGAACGCGCGGTAATCCGGGTTCTCGGGTTGCAGCCACACCCCATCCGGCGACACCTGCAACCGTTTGACCGTCATGCCGCCGTCGACGTAGGCGACGACGATCTGCCCGGAGCGCGCCTCCAGCGCCCGGTTCACCACAAGCACATCGCCGTCGTAGATACCGGCGCCGACCATGCTGGGGCCCTCTACCCTTACCAAGTAGACGTGTGGCGTACGCAAGTCGACCAGCTCATCGATGGAGAGCGTGACCTCCTCGTAGTCCGCGGCTGGCGAAGGGAAGCCTGCCGGCACGCGGCTGTCGACGTACTGGAGGAACGTGGAAGACGGGCCGAGCTGGCCGAGAATCGTGGCGCGCATGATACTACTCTGCGATTACTGTATATGCGTACAGTAAACCGCGAGCACATCATGCGGTCAATGAAGAGAGGCAGCCATCCGATAGCAGGCTGGAGGGGATATGTGCGGTCGATTCACGCAGTACCGAACAGCGGTCGAGTACCTGGATGCGCTGCGCTACGACAAACCCATCGAGGGTGGCATCGATCCAGAGCCGATCAACCGCTACAACGTCGCACCGCGTTCGCGAGTGATGATCTTCTACGAGACAGACACGGGCCTGCGCATGGCCAAGCTGCCTTGGGGCTATCAACCGTTCTGGGCTGTCGGCAAACGCCCACCCGCGATCAATGCACGCGTCGAGACGGCAGCGACCAGCCGGTTTTTCCGGGACATTTGGGCCACCGGCCGAACGCTGGTTGCTGCAGATGGCTGGTACGAATGGGTGAAAGACCCGGCGGACCCGAAAAAGAAGCAGCCCTACTACATTCGCCGCAAGGATGGCGAACCCCTATGGTTCGCTGCGCTCGCCCAGCTGGACCGTACTGGTCAGACCGAACGTGACGGCGATGGCTTCGTGATCATCACCGCCAACAGCGACCAGGGCATGGTGGACATCCACGATCGCCGCCCGGTCGTGCTCGAGGCAGACTTGGCGCGGGAGTGGATCGAACCGGACCTGTCTTTGGAGCGCGCCGAGGAGATCGTGCGCGACCTGGCGCTGCCGGTTGAGGCGTTCGAGTGGTTCGCCGTTGATCGAGCCGTGGGGAACGTACGCAATGAGGGATCGGAGCTTATCGCTCCACTAAAATAATCCTGAAAAACAGCGGTGCGCGGCAACCTTCCAAGTATATCCTGTTCCAAATCTTAGCCCCTGCGGCGCAGCGTTCGCTATTACTCCTGAGAGCCCTACATGGAATCGTCGATTCAGCTTTTTCTCGAACCTACAACCTGGGTTGCGCTGGCGACCTTGATCGCGATGGAAGTAGTGCTAGGCATCGATAATCTGATCTTCATATCCATCCTCACCAATAAGCTCCCTGAAAGCCAGCGCGAACGCGCAAGACGCATAGGCATCGGCCTCGCACTCGTTTTGCGGTTAGGCCTGCTTGGCACTGTAGCTTGGATTGTCCAGCTCACCGAGCCGGTTATAGAGGTTTTCGGTAATGCATTCTCTTGGAAAGACATGATTCTCATTGCAGGCGGCCTGTTCCTGCTATGGAAAGCAACAAAAGAGATCCACCACAGCATGGACCCTACGCCCGGTGGGGACATGTTTGAGGGAAAGCCCATTGAGCGCGGTGCAACGCTAGGATTCAGCGCGGCCATCGGTCAAATCCTGCTGTTGGATCTTGTGTTTTCAGTCGACAGCATCATTACGGCCGTCGGCATGACCAATCACATCGAGATCATGGTTATCGCTGTCATCGTTGCAGTCACCGTTATGCTGGTGGCTGCCAACCCGCTTGCTAACTTCATCAACCAGAACCCTACCGTCGTAATGCTCGCGCTTGGTTTCCTATTGATGATCGGCATGACTCTTATTGCGGAAGGCTTTGGCGCCCATGTACCCAAGGGCTATGTCTATGCTGCAATGGCGTTCTCTGCCGGGGTCGAAGTGCTGAACATGCTTGCGCGCCGCGCTAAACAAAAAGCAGCGGCCGCATTAATAGCGGACGACTCGAGAGTTAAGTGATTGTTATGGATAAGCAGGACAAACTGTTCGGATAAAGGCGCTAATCCCTATTGCTACTAGCGCCCCGCTTCACTCCGTCGTAGACGCGCTCGCAGGTGAGCCCTGCGCTGCGGGCGCGGCTAGCCGCCGCTGCCATTGCGCGGCCTTCCGATTCCATCTCTCCAAGCACGTCGGCAAACACTGCGGCGGCGTCTGCCCTTGCCTGGCGCTCGCCGGCAGTTCCGGCATTGCAGGTAGCGAGCTGAGTGGCGAGTCGACTGGCTTCGACCCGCAGCCCTGCAGCAGTAACCCCAGCGCGATGGGCAGCACGCCGCAGATCTTCAAGTTCATCATGACCTTTCCTTCCCTCTTCATCCGCAACCGCCTGCTGTTTCTGCTCGATCACTCGAACAACCTTTACTGCCAGAACTTGCTCCTGTGCGATGCCCTCGCCCAGCCGCCAGCCGTTCACCTTCCAGCCGGCCGCGAAGCACATCGCAGCCAGCACCCCATAGAGAGTGCTGCGCTCCATCAGCGTGCCGATCATGCCAACACCTCCTGCCCAGCCCGCCAAAGCGCCAAGCGCTGCGGCTGGCCGTGGGTACCACCATTGATGCGACGGGTGATGTCCTCAAACCGACCGGCGTCGGCCAGTTCGTTGAGTCCGTTACTGGCCCAAAACCATGCCGCGGACAGCGCGGCCCATTCAGGCTGCTCAAGCAGCCCAGGGTGCGCTACCAGATCCGCTCCGATCGCCGCGCCGCATGCTCGATAGTTCGCGCGTCCGGTGAGCTGAATAAGCCCACGCCCCCGGTACCGCCAGCCATCCCCGCTCGCGACAGAGCCGTTACCCAGGCGGTTGGCATAGACGTGATTGGCGATGCGCTCGGGCTGACGCTCCAAGCGGCGGGCCAGGTCATTCGGCTCCCCGTCGGCTGCGCGGTACCGGCCGGGCCAGGTCGCGGCCAGGCCCGCCGCGCTGTAGCTGAGGTTCTCTACGAGCCGGCGCAGCTGCCCGGATTCGTGCCCGACCTGCGCAAGGAACGCGGCTCGCCGCACCGCGCTGTCGATACGGAAGCGCGCCATGGCGCGGTTGAGTGCAGGAACAAAAACGCCCGCGACAGGGCGGGCGTTGGGAAGGATCTGCAGCAGCTGCTGCTCGGTCAGAGGCCGCATCGGCTTTCTCCAGGCGAAAAAAAACCCGCTGGTGAGCGGGCTGGGAAATCCACTACCGGGCGGGAAGGAGTCGCACCAGGTAGTGGCCATATGATGTCACAGAAGCGTGAAATATGTCACTATTTGCGGCTGCACTAGAGGAGCAGCGCATGAGTTACAACGGGAACGAACGCCGCAAGTACCCTTCGCTACGAAAACATGTCGAGGCATTGCTGAACGCCGGCGCGACAATAACGAAGCGGGAGCCCCTGCAGCTTCTATTCAAAGGTCAGGAGATGGGTGTTCGCCACGGCATCCTGCTATGCGAGCCAACCCCACAGGAACTAGACGAAGCCCTCGGCTTGCTGGCCAGTGGCGAGAGCGAGAGGCAATCGGAAGCTCTTAGGATATGCCTTCAGCAACTTGAGGCCGCACTGGCGCCCTACCCGCCATTCCACTCCGCGCGCCTATCCAGGCGAGGTAACACAGCGGCAGCTGGCTGAGCTAAAAAAAGCCCGCACTAGGCGGGCTCGGAACACCACGACTGCAGGCGGGGGCGTGCCGCATGTAGTGGCCATATAGTGTCATTGTTTTAGCCATTCCGCTGCGCTATCAAGGCTTTCATTGACCGCCGTCAGTGGCGGTCAAAATAGTAAGGCAACACAAGCAATTCATAGCGACATGCCGGCGCGGCCATCCGGCTCTTCGCCCGGATCAACGCAACCTGCTTCGAGGATCAGCACCGGCAAATCCTCGACGATGCGGTCATAGGCTAGGTTGAAACCTAGATAATAGCCGACCAGCACGCAGGCTAAGCCGAAGGAAACCGCTGCCGCTACCCGTCGAATCGAAGCGGACATTGCAAATCCTTTTGCAAATGGTCGAGTACTGATCATGCAAAATTTACGCGCTGCAGCGCGCGGCCTGGATCACACCTCGACATCGTAATGCGGTAAATCCGGCGCCGGCCCGGTGATCTGCCCATCGACAATGAACGCCTTGCTGCCTTCTGGCACATCGACACCGCGCGCGGTGATCTCAGTGCCGTTGCGCAGCTGGATAGTGCTGATGCCGCTGACCTGGTTGATCGTCGTTACGGTACCGACGGCGCGCTGGCCGCCAGGCAGCAGCGCCTCGAAGCGCTTCCATGGGTTTACGGTGGCCATCAGTGGTGGCGCTCCAGCTTGATGGTCTGCTTGACCCGGCTTGCACCGGTACCCTCTGCGGTGATGTCCGTGGACAAACACAAGCCACGCCACCCGCTGCCGTCCGGCTCGCGCACTTCACAGAGCATCGCTGGCTCGATCAGCCCGGGCGCCTGCTCCGCAGGGAACAGCGGCATGGTCCGGGTGACGATCTCCTGATTACCGCCCTTGCACAGCTCTGCTATCCCGCGATGTCGTGCAGCATCCGTCGCGGTGATCAGGTCGTCGTACACATCCGGCGCTGGCTTGTCACCCGCAGTGCCGGCGCGTCGTACGTCGACTGCAACACCATGCGTGGTGCCCGAGACATAGCAGCTGTTCCAGTTCGGCTGCGGCGTCCACTCGCTGCCCCACTCTCCGACGATCTCGGCCGGAATGATGCGGTCGGCAATGGCCGACGACCACCACCATACTGCCTCGCGATATCGTGGCAGGACGCTGATTCTGTCGCCGGCAAGGGCCGGGCGTACAACCGCGCCGACCGCCTCAGCGATGCGCGCGATGACCTGCATCGGCGTCTGGTCCTGATAGCTCAGCGCCGTAGCCGGAATGTTCCAATCTGGCGGCGACTGGTTGAGCGCGTCCCACTCCAGGGTGAAGCCGGTATTGAGGAGTTGGTCCTCGGCAGCCTGGCGGGCGTTGATGGCCACTGAATTGACCGCGCTCCGCTTGGATGCATACGGCTCGGCCAGCAGCTGGCTGCGGCTGACGCCGTTGATGCTGTAACGCTCGGACGGAAACTTGCCCTGCCCGCTGTAGCGCTCGACCAGGAACAACCACACGTGGCCGTTGATGGACAGTTCAACAGTCTTCGGCCCGTTGCTGTCTGGCCGAACCAGGTTCAGCGAGGTGACGCCGAACAGGTTGGCGCTGAGCGTCCAGCTGAACGAGTCAATATCGCGGCTGACCTGCAAACCGGTCGCGTCGAGCGGCATGCGATCAGGCAGCACGACGAGGCTCACGCTGTTGGCGATCATGTATGTCTCCAGAATATCCGGCTCGGCCGGCGGCTCGATGATCTTCACCGGGCCGTTGTAGTCAGGGTATTTGATGCCCGTTGGAATCGGGTCCATCGGTCTGCCCCAGCCCCACCGCAGCTGGCGGAGGATATCCATGGGGCTGCTGCGGCCGTGCCGGACGCCCACCCCGCTGTCCTTGGGCTGGGTTGGCCGCGCCCTTAGATCCGCGCCCAAGGCGAAATACACCTCAGGGGCGCGAGCCGGAAAGTACGGGACACCCGCAAAGCGAAGCACCAGGGGCTGTATGCCCGGTACATAAGCTGGCAGCGCATCGGTGTACCGCCACGGCGCTGAATAGCGCTGCGTGTCGCGGTGTCGCACGCCCTGTGCTCGATCCTTACGCAACGAGATCTGCCAGCTGAGGCGCAGCCGATGCGAGTCACGGATCTGCGGCAACGACCATATCGGCCGGCTGGTCTGGTCGCGCGTCACGGTAGCCTGCCAGCTATCGGTAACCGCCTGCGCCTCGACCGGGACCGCGTGCTGCCAGTTGTGGGAAAGGTGCTGGTCGGCCGCTGGCGGCAGGTCCCAGCCGCCAACCGCCGCACGATCATATGCCGCAGCCTGTTGGTGGCTGAGGGAGGTGGCGGGCTGGACGGCTGGCGGGCTGCCGAACAGCGCTGAGGTGCGCGCATCCGCACCGCGCCCGGCAGACCAGCTGCCGCCGGCGTCATGCCGGAGGCGCGGTGGGTCCACGTACACCACGTCGACGTAGCGAACCTGCAGCGTAAAGACCAGCGGCGCCGGCGGCGCATACAGGCCAGCAAGCCGGAACTTCACCATGGTAATTACTCGATCAGGGTCATCTTCAGCGGGCCGTGACCCACGGGTTGGTAGTAAGGCCGAGCACGGGCCCTTGCGGTACCGATAGCACCCTCGGTACCGCCGCCCTGGTCGGGCCACCAAACGGGCTCGCTAGCGCCGGCACTGCCGGGCTGCACGATCTCATAGACATAGCCGTTAGCCAGGGCCGGGCGGATGCGGTCGCCCACATTGAGTTGCACGCCGGGCTGGAAGATCACGCCAGGGAAATCAGCGGCAAAGGCAAACACGTCGCCGCCACCGTAGATGTTTGTCTCCAGCCGAAACCCACCCACTCCATCCGAGAATGTGTTGCCCATTGCCACATAGGCACTGCCACGCCGCTCGAACGCGACCACCTCGCAGTTGGCCAGCGCCTGGCGGGCTCCTGTCATTGGGTGGATCTCTTCAACGACACCGTCGAGGTACGCCGGGTCGCCGGTCACAACCGGACCACCTCCGCCGGCGGAATTGTCGAGCAGAATAGTTTGGGTTACGCCGTGAAGTAGCACCGACCGACGCTTTGATGCAACCGCCGTGTAACAAGGCCGAGGCGAGAAAACGATGCCATCTATCGTTACAGGCTGATCGCTGAAAACGACTCCCGCCAGGGTCGTGATCCGGCCACTCGAAGCCGCCTGATAAACGAAACCGTTTTCGGATGGCGGCAGATAAAGCGTCCCTTCGCTAATGACCTTGTCATTGCGCAACGCATCAGCGGCAAGGTCCTCGCTTGCATACACCGTGAACGAACTCCACTTACGAATTCTCGCTCCGTACTGCGCAAGGCCAGCTGCGTCCGTTTCGCCCAAATACCGGAATTGGCGCTCATTCTCCAGCCACAGTCGGCGGCTTGCCGCGCTACCGCTGGCGATAGTTTGCAGAGTCAGTGCTACCAGCTCCGACTGCCAAGGCACCATTTCCAATCCGCTTGTCCACCACCCATTATCTGAGAATGCCGAATTGGTCAGCGCATCCAAACTCGACAAGGTCAGCGCCTCGGTCCGCTTAATGAATCCTCCGGAGACATTCGTAGCACTAGCGACCCTGACGTAGCATTGTTTGGCCGTCACACCGATCAAGAAGCTGTTGATGAAGTAAGACACCTCTGAAGCAGGGTTCTTTTCCCTAAACACCAGAGCCCGCGTTACTTCTCTTGGGATAAGAAATGGAGTCGCCGCGTCTGAGTAGAGCAGCTGCGTGGACGGCGCAGACGAGGTCACCACATCAACATAGGTCGCTACGTCGGTCAGTGAACATCGATAATAGAGGTAGGTGGTATAGCTACCGAATATCGACAACGAAACGTGAATCTTAAAGTTCTTGAAGTGAATGCCAGCGAACAAGCAGGACGTGTTTGATGTGCCCTGCGAACCAGAAAATCGGATAGTGAAGCCATTACCATCGATAACCTTGGGCGCGTACGTCGCGCCGACTACAGCCGTGATAGTACTGAGGCCCCAATAGCCGGCAGCGGATGCTTCAATATCATGCGTAATCCGGTAAAAACCCGACTCGCTGGCATTGCGTATCACCGCAGAGAACTCCGAAGCCGTGGTGATCAACCACGGATCGCTTTCAATTCCTCTACCTGCGAGCGCCATTAGTCCGCGTCTCCCCTGACCTGCAGCTTGAACGTATCGTCCTCAACCGTGCCCTGCCCCGCCAGGATCGTGCGTACTATCCACATTGGCCCCAGGCAGCTCTCGGTATTGAAACGGATGGCATTGCCCGCCGCCCAACCACTGCCCCAGCCGCTGGCCGGGATGGTGAAGTACGGCGTACCAGTGGCCGGGTTGATCGGCGAGCAGTCGGCACCCGTTGTGCCATTGCCGATGATGCCGAGCTGCTGCTCGACTACCTGGTAGGAGGTGGTGCCGGTGAACACCAGCGCCCACTTGCCACTGATAGCGCCCATGTTCGTGATGACGGGCGGATAGTTAAGCGAGTCGAACTGCGCGGTCGTGCTGTCGCCCTGGCGCACGTCGGTCCAATTGGGCGCGCCAGTGTTCCAAGTCTTCTGCGTGAACCAGCTCCAGATCCGTGCCTGCATGTCGCCCCAGGTCAGCGCACTGCTGACCAGCGCCTGTTCGGCCGGTAGATCCCAGGGCATCGGGCTATTGATACCGACCACTCCAGTAATCTGAACGTCGGTACACACCGTCATGTGCTCCACCCGGTCGTGAACGGTGAGCGGCTGCTGCAGCGGGGCGCCCTCGGCCGTTTCCAGTACCAGAGGATTGGCGAAGCTCACCCGACCCAGCTTGAGATCAACGCTGTACTGCTGCGGGTTGAGCTTCGCGCCGTTGGCGTCGCGTACCGTGATGTCCGCCTGATGATCACGACTAAGCGCTACCACCTGCCCGGCCACAGGCGTGCCGATCTCCGTTTTCGCAGTGTGATGCACTACCAGTACTTCGCCCTCGCGGAAAATCGGGACCCGGCCGTCCGCCGGGAGCCGCACCGGATCGAGGCCCAGCAGATCTGCGGACATCGGCAGGCTGGACTGCAGCACGGCGTTGTAGCGCAACAGCGATGCGATCACAGGCACGTCGCTCGCACCGCTGATGTCGGCCGGGTTGCTGGTAAAGCGCAAACGGGAGATGCCGGTCTGGATATCAACCGTGCCGTGGATCACTGGGCCGTTCAGGTTGCCGTTCAGGTCCGCAGTCGCGGTCACGATTTGCGCGTTGTCAGCGCGCACCGCCGTGACCTGCAGGCTCGCCGGTCGCAGAGGCGCGCCGGGCGTACGGAAGGTGACGCCTGTTACGGAGAAGCCGCCCGAAGTCGTCAAGCACGACCGGACATCCACGGCCGGCGCTACGCCCGCAGGATAGCTACGCAGGGTGGCCTCCCCCGCGGCGTAATCGACCGTACCTACCGCCTCACCAGCATTGGTAGCGGAGCTGATATTGCGGAACAACACGCCGTCCCGATCGTTGTAGACCTGGCCGCCCCAGTGAATGACCAGGGAGCCGGGAACAATCGGGTCAAGCGTTGTCGGCAGCAGATCCAACACAACAGGCGGGGCGGGAGTTGCATCGGTCTGGGCGCCGTAAACCATGCTGGCCGACTGCGCGCGCACGGTAAGCCCTCCTGCCATCTGCTCCTGCAGGGTCACGGTATTGCTAATTACTCGGCTCATAGCGTCCTCAACTGCCGCTGTGGTAGACAGGTATGTAAGTGCGGGTTGTGTAGCTGTAGGGGGCTTCGGTCTTCAGCGTGTAGGCGCCGGTCTGGTAGTCGATAGTTCCGGCGAAGCCGATCCAGCCACCGCTGCCGTTATCCGAGGCGGATCGAGCCAGCACCGTGTCGTCGCTGTAGCTGCCCCCCACACCAGGCGCGCGCGACTGCCGCGTTACCTGCCAGCTCGCCTGAATACTGCCCGGCTTGAGCGGAGCCCCAGGAATGGTCCCGCTGAGCATGCCGCCCGCATCGGGTGAGGCCGGAAGCGTCGTCGTCGTCACAGCGCCCTGTTGGTAGCTGTAATTGATCGTGCTACCGCCATCGGGCGTTTGACTCAACTCCATGCTCAGTTCACCTGTCGCGTACACCACCACCCCGCCGCCGTGGCCGGTCAGCGTGCCGTTACCCTGGTCGGTCAAGGTTCGATCGACGCCGCCTGATCGGTAGGTCACGACTAGCGATCCCGGCAGCACACCATCGTGCGGAAGCCGGTGGCGGATCTGTGCTTTCGCACCGACGACACTGCCTACGTGCTGAGCCGTCTCGTCAGCGATCGCGACGATGTAGCTGTAGATCAGGCTCGATCCAACGTCCGGCAGCGCTTCGAGGCTGAGCGATGCGCCTCCGGTGGCGTAATCCACCGTTCCGGTGCCGTTGCCCGCCAGCGTGCCGGCACCGTCGTCGCGCAACTCGTACCACTTGCCCAGCGCCATGAAGCTCACAGTGAGCGTGCCCGGCCGCGGCTTGGCCTCGGCCAGGTTGAGCGTGTAGGCATAGCCTCGAGTACCAAGCGTGATGCGGATCTCCCCAGTGACCGTCTGCCCTGTCAGGGAGGCGGCGGGAACATACGTGCCCGACGCGCTGCCGACGTATACCGTCGCCCGGTAAGCCGTCAGCTGGCCGGTTTCGTAGTCGATGGCGATCTTGCTGAAACCGGCGCTGCCGCTTTGCACCTTCAACTCGCCGAGGCTGTTGTCTAGATACACGCCCCCGGCAATCGTCAGCTGCACGCTGCCGGGCGCCGCGCCAGTGCCGAGAAACGCACGACTCTGGCCACTGCCCGCCGATACGAACTCAAGAGCCACTGCACGCGACGGTCCTGATGCAACCTGGTAGCGCCGCCGGTAGCCGCCCGGCTGGTCAATCAGCGGCACCTCCTTCACCGCGCTCGGCACCAGAGGCGCATACACGGATTTTGTCTGCAGCGACAAATCGCCCTGCGAGCAGGCCACCGCCAAGGGACTGATACCGTAATAACGAGCCGCATCAGCAACCTGAGTGCTCAGTACCTGGGATTTGGCCGCACCGCCGATGCCGGTAGCCGTAGTGCCGGCCGGTGTCGCCTGCCCGCCAGGGAAGGTCGCAAGCAGCGGCGAGCTGATCGTGATATCGATACGACGGCGGGTGAAGTTGGTGAAGTTGCCGTTGCCGTAGTCGTGCACGAATTCCTCGAGTCGCTGCTCGATCGCCGCGCAGCGGATGTACTGTGTGGTAGCGCCTGAAACCAGCTGGAACACATCGCCCACTTCCGGCACGCGTTGTTCCTCACGCTGAATGCAGGCGATTGCGCGCTGCCCTGCCATCTGGTTGCCCAGCAACTCGAAGGGCGCGACCAGCGCCGGCACCACATAGCTTTCAATGGCGGCCCGGGCAGCCAAGCGGGTGTCGGTCTGGCTGGCCGTCTTGAACAGGAGGACACTGACGCGCGGGTCTAACGGGCGCTCGGTCACGATGGCATGGGCGCCCAGGTATGGGTCGTTGTTTTGCGTCATGACGCCCGCAAATGCCTTGCGCAGGTTGATACGCCCCAGCGTCCGATCCAGGCGCGAGATGTCAGGGAACAGGTTGTTTTCCTGCCCGTCGATTACGGCCTGGCCAGTGGCCCGACCACCGCCGTCATCCTCGTCGGTGAGGCGTTGGGACTTGAGCAGCTTTACGTCGTCGACGTTGATCGTCATGCCAATCTCCAGGCATAAAAAAGCCCGCGCAGGGCGGGCTATCAGGGTTCGGTTACAGGGTCGGGCGGCGGCGCCACCGTCAGCAGGCGAATGTCTACTTCATAGAGCCAGTCGGCGCCGGGGTTCACGCGGCGAAACAGCGGCTTCGCCACGAGCGGCGCACCGTCGGCCCGGTTGAAGATCACATGAAACTCTCGACCATCCGGCAAGCGCAGCGGCATCACTCGCCCGCGCTGGTCGCGCAGGATCTCCAGCTGCCGGACCACCGACAACGGCGTCCAGACGCCACCGTTGCTCTGCAGGGTGATGGGGCGGCCATGCAACTTGACGCCCTCCTGCACGAGCAGAGCACCGGTGATGCTGCGCTCCTGATCCTGGGCAATCGCGTCCCACTCGAATTCATCCATCCACTCGAACTGGTCATCCAGCTCGATGCTGTCGAGGATCATCTGCGGCTCCTAAGCCCGGCACCTTCAAGGATACCAAGCAGTCTGGTTTCGTCCGTTTCGCTCTGCAGACCCACTTCAACCGACTGGCCACGAGTGGTTTCCAAACGAATGATCTTCGGTGGCTGCTGCGGCTGGACCGGCACGGGCGCGGCCTTTGTCACCTGCTCGGCCGCCTTCTGCTGAGCATCCTGCGTGCGCTTGCGAGAGGACTCGCGCTCAATCTCGTTCAGCGTGCGCAAGGCCGCCTGCAGGTTCGCCACCGCCGATCCGTCACCGGACTGGCGGGCCTCTGCCTGCTGCGCCTGCAGGTCGCGGCGCCGGCTGGCAAAACGCGCCTTTTCGATCTCTTCCTCGGTGCCCTTGAGCTGCAGCAGTTCCATCTGCAGGCTTTCCAGCGTGCCGCGGGTGGACTCGCCCATCTGCCGCATTTTCTGGTTGGCCGCCTCGATAGCCGACTCCAAGCCGGACAGATCCGACTCGTCGAGCAGGTCGAGGTTGCGACGCGCACTTGCAGCCGAACGGGCGAATGCCTCGGTGGACATGCTGCCGCTTTCATAGCTCTGCATCAGGCTCTGCAATGCCCGCTTCTGCTCTAGATAGCTGACCTTGACCTGCTCGGAGCGCACGAAGGTTTCCATCATCCAGCGACCGAAGCCAGTGGCGCGGCTGCCTTCGAGATCGAGTGCGCCTTGCAGCTCCAGGGCTCGGTCCTTTGCTTTCTGCAGAGACTCCGACGTTTTCTCAAGGCTGCTTGTGTCAATACCAGCGTCAGCCTTCTTGATGCCCTGCAGCGCATCGAACGCATCCAGCGCGGCGGCACTCAGCTCAGCAAGGGGCGTGCGGGATCGGCTCAGGACCTCATCGAAGAAGTTCATGCCGCTGGCGGCTTCTTGAGCAGCATCCCCTACGCCTCCAAGGCTTCGACGGGCCGCCTCTGACGCTTCACTCATCGCCTGCCGCTGGTCGGCCAGTCCTTTCACCGCCTTGTCGGTTGCCGGCTTTACCTCTGCGATCCGCTGATTCAGTGCGTCCTGTGCCTTGGCGAACTCTTCAGCAGTTATGACGCCGTCGCCATACGCCTTACGCAGCGCCGACCGCAGCCGGTTGAAATCGACTTCATTAGCCGCACGGCTGATGCCGCCCATGATCGATTTCAGGTTGTCCAACTCATCGGTAGCCGCATTCGCCGTCCCTCCCAACTCACGCAATCGGCGCTGCACAATCGCCGTAGTGCTGGCGAACTGCTGTTGGCTCAGGTCGCCGCGCTGGTACGCAGCAAACAACTCATCACCCAGCTGCCGAAACTGTCCCGCGCCTTCAGCTGCATCGATCTGCGCCAGCGCGTTGTTCATATCGGTAACGCGCTGCACGACGTGCTCGAACTGGTCGTCGGCGGCCTGCTTTACCACCTGCGCCTGTTCAGTGGCTTTCTGCTGCACCTTTTCAGTGAGGAAATCCCAGGCGCCGCGAATTTGGCCGAAGTCCGTTTTCGCCTGATCAGCGTATGCTGCGCTGAGATCGCCAAGAAACTCGTATAGCCCACTCGCCTTCGCTCGAAATTCCGAGCCGCCAAAGACATCGGCCACTTCGCCGACAATGAGCGCCAAGCGACCGACCGTTTGTTGTACCACCAATGTCAGCTGCGCTGCTGCACCGCTGACTACGCCCGCGAATGTGTTCCAGACGGTCGTTAGGGTAGCGGTCGCATAACGCCCTGCAGTGACGGTCTGCTCTATCGCCGGCCCAATCTGGGCCGCCATGCTTGCAGCACGCGCGGCAAGCCCCTCGAAGTCGACCGTAGCCAGCTTCTCAACGTACCTCGAAACAGCCTCAGCGCCGTTGACGAACGCATCGGACAGGCTCTGAGCCAAGCGATCAAGGCGGCCATCATTCGCCATTTCGTCGAGGTGGTCAGCCAGCTGCTGCAGCTTGCCACGCACATACTCAAACGCCCCGCTATCAGCCACACGACCGGCGAAGTCGCCGAACTGGTCGCCTACCGTCTTCAGCAGGCCGGCGAAGGTGTTCATCCGAGCCGCTGCAGCCGCGCCACCGTAGGCCTCGGTCAGCATGTCCATGATGATGGCTTGCGCTTCAGCCTTGCGGCCGGTGGCCTCAAGCTGCTTAAGCAGGCGCTTCTGGCCGTCTTCCAGTTTGAAGCCCTGCCGGCCCAGCGTGGCGATCGCTTCCGACGGCGATTGCAGCGCGCGCCCGACGATCTCCGCCGACTGCTCGACGCTGATGCCGAGGCGCTGCTGCTGATCGATGACGATCTGCATCGCTGCCGGGAATTCGCTGGCTACGATATCGGTGTAGGAAAGCAGACGGGTTTGCCCAGCTAGGATCTGCTCGGTCGTCAACATGGACGAGCGCTTGAAACCCGCCGCCATGTCCAGCAGTTGCTGCGCGGTGAGCCCAGCTGCATTGCCCGTTGAGGCCAGAGCCGCTTCGAGCTGAGCCAGCGCCTGCTCGTTTTCGCTACCGTCGGCGATCACGGCGCGGATGCCGTCTCGCACCAGGTTGAGACCGCCACGCACCAGGTTGAAGGCAGCGTTAAGGGATATGTAAGCGGCGGCGAAGGCCAGCACCCGTTTCGCGCCATCGCTTAGAGCCGAGCGGGCCGCCTCGACACGGTCGGTGTGTTCTTTGGTCGCTTCCGCCGCCTTCTTTTCCTCGACGCGCTTCTGCTTGATCGCCTCGCGGTTATCGGCCAAAGCCTTCTTGCCGGTCTCTAGCTCCGCTGTCAGCCGCGCTTCTTCGGCGGTGACGTTGTCAGTATCGACGCCCAGCTTCTTCAGTTCGCTGGTGGTGTTCTTGATGGCCTGCTGATTGCGCTTGTAGGCACGCTCGGCTTCGTCCAGCGTGCGGCGCGCCTCGCGCAGGGCGATACGCTGGCCAGCCGTGGCCTGTTCCTGATCGCCGATCTCGCGCGTCAGGTCGTCAAGCGTCGCTGCGGCATCACGCTGCGCACGCTCCAGGCCTTCGGTTGCCTGCTGGTTGTCGCGCAGAGTGCGGGCCAAACCACGCGCGCGGCCCACCTCTTCCAGCGTGTCTTTCAGGCGCCGGCCATCCTCAGCCAGCTCCTTCATGGATTCGCTGGCCGGCTCGACGTCCTTGCTCAGGAAGTTGCGCGCACGCAGCGTCAGCTGGATCAGCCGTTCAAAGGCCATTACTTTTCTCCAGGCATAAAAAAACCCCGCGATGGCGGGGTTTATTCGTCGTAAAATCAAGTACCAGTATTTGACGCCAGAAGCCGTGTAAGCTCATTGACGATACTTTGGCAACTTAGCAAATTCTTTCTCGCATCAGCACAACTTACCATGTGGCGAAGCTTGTAATCAGCCTCAACCCTAGCCATCTTGGCAGCCGCTATCCGATTCGCAATGATCCTCAGCTTCTTCCCGGATCTATCAAAACGCGAAATGAGCTGATCATGATGGCCAGTATTAGTCTTATTCTGAGGCAACTGAAGGCTCTCAGCGACTGCTAGCGCCTCGTGATACACCGCGTAATACGCGCGTCCTATCGACGCCCTTAATAAACACTCGGAGGACGGGGTCTGATTGAGCAACTGCTCAGAGAGTTCGAGCAAATCTATAGAGGAAACCGGCATGCTAAGCTACGGAGCAGAGACTTTCAGAAAAGGGGCGCGTGGAAAACCCAATAGTTCCAGTAAGCGGGTCGTCGAAGGTCTCTACTAGTGCTTCCGAGATTTCCCAATCAAGCTTTACCAATTCGTCGATTGGCAAATGGAGAGGAAACTCATACAAAATTCCAGCCTCTTTTGTGCATGAATACCCATACACAAGCAAAGCGGATTTAGGGGCATGCTTTGCGATGACTTGCGCTGCAACATGGACGCGCCGGGCAACATCCATATCAGAAAGACCACGTTCTTTAATTAACTCAGCACCACAAGTAACGGCTTCGATTGAATGAATGGAATACTCAACATTCGACTCGAATGGCATAGCCTTTAACTTGTCTAACGCTTCGATAGCATCGAGCGCTTTACCGAACATACCGCATTGAACCGCAATAGTGCGGATACTGCGGAGCCAGTCGGGATTCCCTTTCATCGGAAGAGAAGCAACATACTCAGCCGCTTCAAGCACCTCGCCGTTCAGAACGGCCGCATGTGCGTAGTTTAGTTTTAGCACATCCTGATCGGCGCCCAGCTGGCCGGCACGTGCTAAATGTTTTTTCGCTTCGCTCATATTTCTACGAATCGCATGCAGCAGCCCGAACTCGAACCTAACTGGTAATTCGAACTCCGGGAGCACCACTAGTTCGGTCAGCTGCCGCTCAAGACGTTTGCAGGCGAGTAGATCCAGCTGAAACGACGCAGCATAGGCATCGAATATCGCTTGACGATCCTTGTGGAGCTCGTTGATTTTCGGCGCAGGAACGGCCATGACGAATCCTTGTGCGAGACAGCGATCGCCTGCAGCGATGCGTATGTAGTGTCAATTTATACCATCATAAGGACATCTGTCATCGCAATCGCAGCGTGGCCGACAAACGAGCGCACAGGAAAAGCCCCGCTTCGTATTCTCCGGGGCTTTGTTCGGAGGCACGTAGATGCGTCAGACGCGCCTCGCGCTAACGCTAACCCGTCGCCTTCATCCCCAGCGAGTAGAACTGCGACATTCCTTGCGCCGTTACCAGCGGATCTGCCAGCAGCTCACCCGTCACCTGATAGGCCGCATAGGCAGTGCCGCTGAGCTGGATCTCCTGCACCAGACCAACCTTGAAGCGACGCAGCCGCGCCGGAGTAGGAGCGCCGCCTTGGGCCGCGTTGAGGCCCGCGAAGTAGCATTCCAGCTCGACCTGCGAGCGGGTCAGCATCTCCACCACATCGGCCTTCAGCTTCGTGTAGCTGGCCTTGATGCCGGCGTTGGTGATGCTGGTACCGCTGGTGATCTGGATGCCGTACGGCGTCAGCAGGTAGTCGGTGCCAGGCTCAAGCGGGCCGTCCGCAGCTGTCACGATGGTGACCGGCGCCGACAGGTCCGGCAGGTGATCAAACGGGATCAGTTCGCCCGGTACCGCCTCGCAGACATGCACCTCAGCGGCTACGGTGCCAGCGGCGACGCCATGAATGGTGCCGCGACCCACTAGGGCGAGGTTGCGAGCGTTCACGTCGTACAGGGTGAAACTGGCGGTCACGCCGGTCACGCGGGAAGTCACGTTACGATTGCCCGCGCCGGTGATGTAGTTGGGCAGCGTTTGCTGGTCCTCGGTGTGTGCGATCTTCAACTCGCTGGTGTTGCCCCAGGGCAGCAGGGCCTTTTGCGTTTGATAGGCGCGCGAAAACAACTCGCCGTAGCCGATAAGGCTGGCGTCTTCAACAGTGATCATTGGATTTCCTCGGTGTCAGGGAGCGGCGCGAGGCCAGGTGCAGCGGGGATGGATGAGGTTACTTGGCCTCGGGTGCAGGCTTGGGCTTGGCCGGCGCGGGCTTCGGCGTGAAGCCGTTGGCCTGAGCATGAGCCAGAGCAGCAGCAGTCAGCTCCTGCTCACCCTTTTCGTACAGCTTGACCTTGCCGCCCTCACGAAAGGTGAACGGCTTTTCTACAGTGGCTTTGGGCATGTGCCCTCCTATGGTTGCGGGTATTGCTCGACGAAAGAGGCGGAGAGCTGGGCCTGCACGATCGCTATCGAATGGCCAGGCGCCGGGTAGTTAAATTCCACATCGCCCAGCACGACGCTTTGCAGCACCCCCCGTAGCTGCGGCGGGGGCATCGCGCGTAACGCCTGTGCGATGCTCCACTCGACCAGATCGAGCAGCGCATGCCGGGCCGTCCCGGCGTGCTGATCGAAGTCGATGACAACTTCCACCTGGTAGGCGCGAGCGCGACGACCAGAGAGCGAGACCCCCTGGGGCGTCACCGCATCGCCGGCCGATGCCGCCACCAGCGTTGCCACCGGCAGCGCCGCGCCCTGGGCGAGGTCTTCGTAGAACTGGCCCACCTCGACGGCGGCCAGTGTCAGCGGGTAGCCATTCGCCTCGGTTATCTGCCGCAGGCGATCGGCAATGTGATCGGTGATCTGCGTGGCGATAGGGATCATCAGAACAGTTCCTTATCCAGATCCTGGTTGAACTCGAAGGCGAGCCGGTCGGCCGCCCGCTCGCGCACGCTGTCATCCACCGCCACGCGGAACAAGGCAGCGGCCGATGGGCCGTGTGCGTCTTCTGGCACCGCGTAGTTGTAGCGGTATTGCTTGATGTGCTGACGTTTGCTGCGCACCGTCAGCTTGCGCTCCCGCACGCTACGGGTAGCGAGCGGGAGCTTGCGGGCGCTGGCCGGGTTGATGAACCCTGCCGCGACCTTCTCGCCGCGCCACCATTGCACCAGGATGCGCGCGCGGATCTTCGACCCGCTGACCATATCGGCACGATGCCGGTAGCAGCGCGCGGGGATGCTCGCTGACGACGGCACGATGCTCGCCTCGGGCTTGTTGCTGTTGGCCAGGTTCAGCCGGATACGATCGTTGAAGATGACCCGCCGCACGCCGGTTGCCTTGGCAAACGGCTCGACCAGCAGCACACGCTTCGCCCACCGCGCCGTGCGGTTGGTTGAGTTGATCTGGATGCGCTCGAATCGCTTCTCGTCGATGCCGAACGCGGCGGCGCCGTCTTCGAAGGGCGGCAGACTGACTTCCATGCTCATAGGCGCTTGACCCACATACGCCGCACGATGCGGTCATCTTCCGATTCGACCAGGCCCGCGACGCGCCACTGCACACCGTCGACCTTGAATACCGCGCCAGGCTGCGGGCGCCCCACTTCCACCACAGCTGCCTCCAGCTGAGTCGCAAACTCGACCATGCCGCCGAACTGGCCGGGACGGGCCAACTCGTGAACCAGAAAGACACGGCAGGCTGACGCCACCGCACCCGCCTGGGCAACGAAACTGGCCGGCGTTCCGACCAGCTCTTCTGCCGAGATCACCAGCTCAGCGCCATTCCCGCGCGGATCGCGCACGCTGGCCAGGTGAAACAGCCGACCGCCGTGCCGCAGATAGCGGCCCGGGCGAAACATGTCCGAATGGCGAGCGCGGATCTCAACCAGCGAACGCTGTCGCAACCCGGCAGGGGCCGGACTCTCGCCTTCCTTGGTGCGGATATCGACCCAGCGCTTGCCCAGCTCCACGGCTTGCAGCTGATCGCTCAGGTCGACCAGCTGCGCGCGGTAACGCAATCGTCCTGCTCTCATGTCAGAACCTCGGCGGCACTTCGATCTCGGCTAGCAGCGAGTCGGTGAAGTGGCTTGGCAGCTCGGCAAGGATGGTGCCGACCACCATCGTCTCCCGGAACTCGTGAGCCGTAGCGGCCTGCATCAGCAGCCACTGCCTCACGCCGGGATACGCGGCAAGGTCGGCGCCGGCGTGATAGCGGATGACTAGCCGGCCAGCCGGGCGCCCCTGCGGAAAATGCAGAAAGCTCTCGCGCTGGCCGCGCTCCAGCCGCAGCGGTGGCAGCGGCTGCAGCTCGGTCATGTTGCCATCAGGCTCGACGCGCTTGATTGCCAGCACCGTGTCCGCCTGGCCGACGTCGAGCGCATGTCCCGAGCCGTATGACTCGGGCCATTCCTCTTCGTAAACGGCAGGGCGAATCGCGGCGCCCGTCTTGGCCTCGGCCTGGGCGGTAACGCCAGGAATGATGACCTGCTCGACCAGATCGGCCTGCAGGTCATCAGCCTCGACGCGGCACTGCGCAGCCACATCCTCGACGGTCAGCACCTGGGCTGCGCTGTCATACTGGATGCGGCGAGCCATTAGGGTTTCGGCTCGTCGTCATCGTCACCCGGCTGCGTGTTGCCGCCGGCTTCAGGCTCGACAACTTCAGGCGCTGGCGGCGGCGCCTCCGGCTCAGCTGGCTTGTTATCGACAGCGGGCTTGGCCGGCTTGCCGGTACCGCCGCTTGCCTTGCCCGCGCCACCCTTGCCCGCTGCCGTAACAGGGCCTGCCTTGGCCATCTCAGCCACCTTGCCATCGACCAGCGCCTTGGCCTGCGCGGCTTCGAAGCCGGCGCGCTCGCCCTTGGAATAGCCGCGCCAGGACTGGATGAACTGCACCACTACACGATCATTGCTCATGTCATCACCTTATGAATGGGGAACAGCAAACGCCCCGCCCGAAGGCGGGGCAGCGGGTTACATGCCGGCGCCCCACTTGACGCCGACGCCGACGGTGATGCACTCGAGGTGACGTGGGCCGAAGTCGTGCTTGGCGATGACGCGCACCAGCGTCTGGTCGCGCTGGAAGGCGCTGACCATGTTGCCGCCGGCGTCCTTGTAGGCAGCCTCTTTGCTGAAGTCGATGACTAGGTCCATGTCCTCGCCGATCATCATGTCGGCGAAGTTCACGAAGTAGATTTCCGACTCGTCGCCGGCATCGCCCAGGTTGACCGGGATCTGGTTGCTCAGCCCGACCGGGTAGCCCTTGAGCTGCCCTTGGTCGATCTCCGGGTAGGCCTTGTTGCCGTTGCCATCGCGCAACGATTGCAGCCAGCGCAAAGTGCGCGGGTGCATCAGCCAGCCGCACGAGGTCATCATTACGTTGGCCGTTTCGATGCGGAGCATCAGGCCGCCCAGGAACAGATCGATCTGCTGCAGGTTTGGCGTAGCGGGCGCCGGCAGCACGTGCTGCGCGATCGCCCAGTGACGCAGGCCCTTGGGCAGCACACCCGAGCCGTCGGCACGGATGAAGTGCAGATCCTCGGACAGCCCCATGCTGACGGTCAGGTCGTTGGCAACCAGGCTGTCAACGCGTGGATTCACACCGGACATGCGCAGCAGGTCATTGGAAACCGGAACCAGTGCTGCAGCCTTCTTGGCCGAGAGCTTCGTGTCGCCGAACGTCATGCCGGTCAGCGGGATGTCCTGCTCGGTGCCGATGTAGGTGACCACGGTGTTGCCGGTGATGCGTGGCATGGTCAGGTTGCCGTTGTTCAGCGGCAGACTGGTCACGCCCATCTTGCGCAGCACCGAAGTCGGGCGCAGCGCCTCGATCACATCGGATGCGAAGTTGGTCGGCACCAGGACACCACCAGCGCCCGGCGTTACAGTCGACAGCGCCATCTGCACGTCCGAGCCGAAGTTACCGTCCTTCGCCATCTGAGCGGCAGCCTGTTGATTGCCCTGCGCCGCTGCCAGCAGGCGCACCATCTGAGCCATCTTGGCGCCCGGAATGTGCTCTTTTCCGTCGCCACCATGCATGCGGCTAGAAGGCGGGCCTTGCACGCCCTGGGCGCCCTCGTCCACCGGCACCGCCGACAGTGCGGCGGACTTTTCAGCCGCCTCCGCACGGGAGATCTTGGCGCTGAGGTCAGCGATCTGAGCCTCCAGGCTGGTGAACTCTTGCAGCTGCTCCGCGCTGAGGTTGGTGCCGTCGGCTTCAAGTTTGGCGAGCGCCTGCAGCTTGGTGTTCAGCTCGGCGCGTTCGCTACGCAGTTGTAGAACTTTGGACATGGTGCCTCCTGGGCATAAAAAAGCCCGCACTAGGCGGGCCGGGTGACGCTGCCGCGAACGCGGTCAGAGTTGGGATTGGATCGCTGCGGCGCGAGCGCGCACCGACAGTCCGCCGTTGCCACGTGCCGCGCGGCTTTCAGCGACAGCACGAGACAGGTGATCGACTGCGTCCTGCGGACTTTGCAGGCGATCGGCCAAGCCAGCGCTGATGCCGGCCTGGCCACTGAACAGCCCGGCCTGGGTGGCGATCACCTTCTCGACGGAAAGGCCGCGATACTCGGCCACCGCACCGACAAACATCTGGTAGCTCTCCTGCACGATGTCCTGCAGTACCTGCATGGACTGATCAGTCAGCGGCTCGTGAGGGCTGAGGTCGTTTTTGTGGTCACCGGCGAACACCGTGGTGACTTTCACTCCAGCGTTCTCCAGCATCTTTGAGCGATCCAGGTGCTTGGCGATTACGCCGATGGAACCGATACCGCTGGTCTGGCTCACCACGATTTCGCTACAGGCGGATGCGAGCAGATAACCACCGCTGTAGGCCGAGAAGTGCACCAGGCCAGTGATGGGCTTTTGCTGCGCCATGGCGCGAATATCCGCCGCCAGCTCGAACGCCCCTACTGCGGCGCCGCCAGGGCTGTCGATATCGAGCACGATGCGCTCGACCATCGGATCGGCCACGGCTGTACGCAACTGGCGGCGCAACTCCTCGTAGCTGGTCATCACCTCGCACATCTGCAGGTGAGCTGCCCGGCTGACCAGAATGCCGCTAACGGGAATCACCTCGACCCCAGTCCGGCCAATGGCATGGCGGCGGTGATGTTCTTCCCGCTCCATGCGAGCGGAATAGTCGTCATCGTCGTGCCAGAGCTTGGCGCCTTCTGGCCCCTGCGCCTGGGCACCGATGTTGATGATATTCAAGTGCATGGCCTGGTTGGCCCAGGCAACACCGAGGTCGAGCATTTCCGGCGTGACCAGCAGCGGCTGGTTGAACAGCATGCTGGCCGCTCTCAGGTGGCGTTTCATTGTTGGAAAATCCTCGCGATCTCGGCCTGCTGCAGCTCCAGCTGCGCACGCACATTCGGGTTGGTCAGGTCTGCACCCTTACCCACGTCCACCATGTTCAGCGGCTGCAGGTACAGGTCGCCGCCCTTGACGGGTGGCATGTTCTCCAGCCGCCGAATGTCGTTCACAGACAACCAGCCCCACTGCCTGCCGATGGCATACGCCTCGTAGCGGCTCTTCTGGTCGCCGCGCATCAAGCCGGACAGGTTGAACTCGATGAAGTACTTGTGGCGATCCTTGGGCAGCAGGAAGTCGCGCATCATTGCCTGTTCGTGGCGCTTGGCCCACGGCAGCAGGCCGAACACCACGAACTGAATCAGCAACTGCTCGATGGTGTTGTAGTTGGCCTTCTCCAGGTCATTCACCATCGGCAGCGGAATCTTGTAGATCCGCGCGATGTTCGTGCCGGTGAGCTTCAGGATGTTCACCACGTCGGCGTCGACGTTGCTCATCGAGATCGGCTTGAAGGTCATGCCTTCCTGCAGCAGCGCCACCTTCTTCGCGTTGTCGATGCCGCTGTACTTCTCGCCCCACTGCTCGATGATGCGATCGACGCTCTTTTGATCCTTGAGCGCGGGCGCTTCGCGTGGCCGCTCGATCACACCCGATACCGTGGCGCCGTTGGCAAACGACTTGCCGGTGTAACGCGTGATCGCCTGGGCCATGCCTACCGTTTCGGCGTGCAGCTCAATGGGCGACAACCCCACGTAGTGGTTCGTCGCCGTCCAGCGCACGTGGTGCACCATCCGCATGGGCACCGGGTCAGCGGTGCCGATGCGGTAATACGGCAGCAGGTCGGCGCCCTTGAGCACCTGCACCTTGTCGTTATTCAGCGGCCAGAGCGCGGAGACGTTGCCGTCTTCGCGCCGATCGATCCAGGTGTAGCTGTTGCCGCGCAGACCGCACGCCATCTGCTCGCATTCCTTCAGCTCGAATGGCGTCTGGAATCCGTTCGGCTGGTAGCGCAGCACGTCGTACAGTGGATGGTTGATGGCAGCGTCGCGCTGGCCGTTGTCCTTGCGTTCGTAGACGTCCAGCGGCAGCTGCGCCAGGCTCTCGGCCAGCAGCGTGACGCAGTTGTGCAGGATGGGAATGCCGAGCGCCGTCTCAGGCGTGATGGCGACCCCAGCGCTGTTTCCGCCGCCGGAGCCGAGCATGCCGCGCCAGAGGTCGCCGAAGCTCTCCAGCGTGCCCTCCCGTTGCCCTGCGCCTCGCAGGCTCGAAAAGAACATGCTCAGCCCCCCTTGGGTTTCATGGCCGCCGCAGCGCGATCAGCCAGTAGCGACCAGCCCAGCAGGCCGACCCCAGCCACGATGTACGCGGCGGGGACATTGAGTTGAGCCACACCGGCGACCAGCAGGGCGAAGCCCACCAGCCCGGCGAGCCAGGAAGCGATCTGCAGTACGGTGTTCATATGCCAACGCCTTCGTCGTAGATGGATTTGCCGCCACCAGGCGGAACGGAGCCGCTGACGCCCGTGGCGATAACCGCCGCAACGATGCCGTCGATGCGGCCGTTGGATTTCGCTTTGTCGATCTTGCGGTTGTTAGCCGGGTCCGACGTGGTCACGGCGTTGGCCGCGCACATGGTCAGAACCGGGTTGCCGTCGTGCCGCAAGGTTTCCACCAGCTCGAGTTCGCTAGGGTCGACGTCGATGACGTTGCCCTCTTCGTCCAGCGCCTGGGGCGCCATGCCGAGCAAGCGCCGCTCAAATTCGTCTACGGCCGGCCCCATGCTTTGGTAGCCCTGGCCGAACGGAACGAGCTCGGGCAGCACGATGTCATGCTCGATCATCAGCTCTTTCAGGTCTTCGATTCGCCAGCGGTCGTAGCCGATCTGGTGCACGTCGAAGTAGGCGCAGATCTTCTGCAGGCGCCGCAGGACGTGCAGCTTGCTGATGGCTCTGCCCGGGGTCGTCTCTAGATGGCCTTCCTTGATCCAGACCCGATATGGCGCGCGGTCGCGCTTCTCACGTTCGTCCAGCTCGTGGTCGGGTATCCAGAAGTACGGCAGCAGCCGCCAGTGCGGGTCAGCCTCGGTCGGGTAGAACAGCAGCACGAATGACGTCAGGTCGGTGGTACTGGAGAGGTCCAGCCCGCCAACACACGGCCGATTGCGCAGCACCCGCATGGGCACCGGCTCTGCCGCCGGCAGCCACACGTCACCACTAATCCACGGATTTTCCGCTGCGGTCCACTGGCAAAAATTGAGCCGGCGCACCACCGCTTCCTTGGCCGGCAAGCCGCGGGCAGCGAGCACCTGCTCGCGCAGGTAGCGCCGGCCGGGGATGCCATCGGTGCGGCCCTCCGGTATGTGATCGAGAGACGGGTTCACCTTCGGCCAGCACGCCTCGTCCTTGAACGGGTCGTCGCCTTCATCCAGCGAGCAAACAAACGCGAAGAACGTATCGTCGACCGCCTCGCCGCGGCAGACCCGCACGCTCAGGTCATGGTACTGGCCGGCGACGCTGTTCTTGTCCGAGCCGCTGTTGGTGATCATCGCCACCAGCGCGCGGCGCCGGCTCTTGGTACCGGCGCGCATCATCTCGACGACGGCGGCAGTCTTGTGCTCGTGCACCTCGTCCAGCAGGCCCATGTGTGGGCGCGGCCCGGACTGGCCTTCGTCCGAAGCGATCGCGCGGAAGAAGCTGTTGGTGTTCGGGTAGAAGAGGTTCCAGATCTTCTCGTTGCGCCCCGACTGCTCGATCCTCGCGGCAAGCGACGGCGACATGTTCACCATCGACACGGCATCGCGGAACAGGATCATGGCCTGGTCGCGCTTGGTCGCGGCGGCGTATATCTCGGCGCGCTGCTCGCCATCGGCCACCAGGCCATACAGACCGATACCGCCGATCAGCGGCGACTTGCCCGAGCCCTTGCCCGTCTCGATGTACGCCAGGCGGAACCGGCGATAGCCTTCCTCGGCGTACCAGCCAAACAGGCTGCCCACGACGAATGCTTGCCAGGGTGCGAGCAGGAACGGCGAGCCTTCGTAGTCGCCGCCGTTGAGGCGCAGCACGTCCTCGAAGAAGCCTATCGCCCGATTGGCCTGTTCCTGTCGCCACTCCAGGCCGCGGGCCGGCCCCAGCGCCAGGTCGTTCAGGTGACGCTGGCAAGCGTTGCGCACATCCGGGCCAGCGACAATCGAGCCGGCCAGCACCGCGTCCGCGAACGCCTTTACCCGGCAGTCAGCTGAAGTACTGGTCTGCAGCGTCTCTTGGTTCATTGGGGAACAGCTCGCCTTGAGGCGCCAGCGCCTTCATGGCGCGGCGCGCGACCGGGGAGAACCCGAACAGCGCGCCAGCCTGATTCGCGCGGCGCTCGGCATCGTTGGCCAGCTGCCGCCAGATGCTCAGTTGCTTGGCGCCGGTCTTGAACGTCTGAACGTCACCGCTGTGCTCCAGCTCGTCGTTCAGCTCGGTGATCTTGCGACGGAAGCGAACCCAGTCGCCCACCGCTTCGCAGTAGGTAGCCAGGGCCATCATGTCGAGCGTGCTGATCCAGCCCAGGGCGGTCAGCGCTTCCACTACGCGGTCCCATTCCTGCGCGCCCTCTGCGCTCAGGAAGTCCGGTTTCGGCGGCGCCTGTACCGGCACGGCGGGTGTCCGCGCAGCGGCTTGTAGCGCAGCCATGCCCTGTTTGCTGGGGTCACCGCGCAGGATGTGAACCGTAGCCGGCAGCGGAGGCCGCCCGGAATTGGCATTCCCAGCCATGTCTGACCCCTCCAGGTCGAAGCCCCCCACCCCCCATTTTTCCCGGCGTTGCGAACGGCGATCCATAGGTCGTTCTAGGGCTTGGCGGTGTAGGGTTTTTAACCCCCCCTACCCCTGGTGTTCACTGCCGGGGCGGGGCGGTTCCAATGGTGGTTCGGATCGATCGGCAGACCCGACTCGGAACAACCGAGCCGCCCGCCTTTCTCCATCCGCTGCTTGGTCGAGTCGTGGCAGGTCTTGCACAGCGACTGCCAGTTGGCGCGATCCCAGAACAGCTTCCAGGCCGCCGCAATTCGCTCGGGGTCGCCGCTCAGCTTGGCGTCACCCAGCCGAGGCGGCGTGATGTGGTCGACCACCGAGGCCGGGACCAGCCGCCCTGCTCGCTGGCAGAACACGCACAACGGATTGCGCCGCAGGTGATCGGCTCGCGCCTTCTGCCAGCGGTAGCCGTAGCCCTTGGCCGCAGCGGTCAGCGGCTTAGTCACCCTTCACAACCCCGCGCACCTCGCGAATAAGGTCCAGCAGTGACCGGCCCTTGCTCGCTTCGGTGTAGGCGAACCATGCGCGTACCGACACCCAAGCCGGCAGGCCGCACACGAACACCACCGCACCCAGCCCAACAAGGCCGATGTCGTCGTTCGTCCAATGGCCGATCTCTAGCCACCGAATCACAAACGCCCCGCCACCGAGGCTGGCGACAACCGTGCTGATCATCGCCACAACGAACTCCCGCGCCGTACGCGGCAAGGTCATGGCCATCACCACAATCGCCACCAGCACTGTGGCGAACGCGCCGAGAACACCGAGCTTGTACAGCGCCAGCCCACCGGCCGCGGTCGTGGCAGGCTCTGTCATGGTCAAATTCCTCACGAGGCATACCCCGTCGGCAGAAACGAAAAGGCCCCGCCGAGTGGCGAGGCCAGAAACGAAAAACCCGGCGCGGTGGCCGGGCTTGCTGTGAGGGTCGCTGCTCGCGTACCTCTCTGAACATGACGGATTTATACCCCTCCAATCTCATGGCAGCAACGGCGTTTCGCTGCCATCCCCGCAATCAACGGTAACGCACCGGCAATCAACGGACATATCACACACTGGCTACCGCGCCGCAGGCGCCATTCCCTACCAGCCCCACCGACCATTGAGCAGGCAGGACGCAAAAAGCCCTTTAAAAACAAGGCGCTGTCCTACCAACCTACTTTTTCTATCCTTCCTCCCGTATAGAGAGAAAGTAATTAACGCTGCGCGTAATGCGCGCGCGTGCCTGTGCATCCGCGCCTTACGTGTGCACGCATTAGAAGGTAGGGAGGTGGGACGAACGCCCATTTGACGCGGCGCGCAGCAGGCCCACCAATCGAAAGGCAGGCGGGACCAGCAGGGACGCTCCCCGGAAGTCACGCTACGCGCTCCAGCAGCATACCAGCGATCGCGACATGCGCAGCACCCAAGCGCCGATAGAACTGCGCCCGACTGCACCCGCAATGCGCCCATTTCTGGTGGTCGAGGCTGTCCCGGTTCAGGTAATGCTCACGCACCACCTGCGCCAGCGGCCACTCCAGATGCTTGTTCACGATCACCTCGATGTCGGCCGACCACGGCAGCAGCATCCGAGATCCGCCCGGCGAACCGCGGATAAGCTCTCCCTTGCAGTCCATCAGCTGGCCCAGCATCGAACCTCCACCGCTGCCACCGGCTCCCAGGCCACCGTGCATGTCCAGCGCCCACAGCTTCAGCATCTCATCCATTTCGGCAATCAAAATGCTTTCCCCTTGCTGTTCTGCGGCAACAGCGGCGCCTGCTTGTCGGGCCGCCACGCGTCCGGCTTCATGTACACATAACCCCGCGTCCCGCTGGGCGTACTGCCACGCCTGCGGCGGGGCCACTTCAGCCGGTGCATGATCTTGCCGACGCGCATCTGTGCCGGCTTGTCCCAATGGCTCGGGTCAATGTTCAGCGCCTTCTCCAGGATGTGAGCCCCGGTCACGCTGTCGCCGATGTGCCGTTTCAGGTACTCGATGATCGGCTCCTCCCACATGTCGGCCTGGTAGCGTTGGTCCTGCTCAGCCGCGAACAGCTCGGCCTCGTCGCGCTCAACCCACCACACGTGGCCGGCCTTGTAACAGGCAACCGCCTCGGCCCATAGCTGATCGCGGTCTGCCCGCAGTCCTTCGACGTCGACCTTGGTACACATCACCGGCCAGTAGCGCCGGTTGCCCGTGTCATCCTTCAGGTACTCGTCCTGGTTGGTCGTACCGACGAACACACACTGACGCGGCACATCCAGAACCCGTCGCCCGTAGCTCTCGCGATAGGTATCAACCGAGGCCGAGAAGAACTGCTTGGCCCGCGTCGACTCGGCCTTATTGAACGCATCCAGCTCGCCCAACTCGACGATCCACTTGCCCCGGATCGCTTGGTAGCCATCCTTGTCGCCCAGGTTGAATGGCGTATCCATGAACCACGCGCCGCCCAGCACCGACATCGACGTCGACTTACCCGCCCCCTGGATGCCTTCGAGGATCAACACCGAGTCCGCCTTGCAGCCGGGCTGGAATACACGCGCAACAGCTGAGATCGGCCAACGCTTCGCCACCTTCCGGGTGTAGTCGCTATCGACGACACCGAGCCGGTCCTGCAGCCACTGCTCAAGGCGCGGCGTTCCGTCCCATTCCAGTTGATTCAGGTACTCGCGGACCGGGTGATACGCGTTGTCATGCGCGACCGAGTTCACCGCCTCCAGCACCATGGCCGACTTCACCCGCAGGCCGTACACGTCCGCAAGCCATAGCGTCACCTTGATGTCGTCGAGGTCGCTCCAGTCGCCCGGCGCGCCACCATAGGGCGGCGTCCGCATCTTGCGAATCTTCGAGGCGAACTGGTCATAGGCGATCACGCCCTCCCAGCGCCGGTCGTTACCAAGGATCAGGGCCACGTTGTATGGGTGGCCGATCATCCCGCCCTTCTCCGAATACTGCAGCTTCTCCTGCCAGCTCTCGACCGTTGATGGGCGGACTACGGCCAGCACCTGGCGGCGCACCGCCTCCAGCCCTTCGGCTGCATGCAGGTCGTTGAAGTCCGTCCACTTGTCCTCGCGATCCGCATCGAAGATGGGCAGCACAACCTCCCCGCCCACGATCAGCGCCGCGTTCTCGGCCTTGATCTTGCCGACATTGACCGGCTTGCCCTGAATCACCGTCTTCCAGTCATCGTCGGCACAGAACACCAGGCGCCGGCCCGGGTAACGCACCCGCAAGCCCTCGGCCACCGGCAACAGGTTGCCCGCATCGAAACAGCAGGCCACCGTCAGCGACGTAGCCATGTGCAGGCTTGCACCTGTCGCGTAGCCCTCGCACACCAGAATCACGTCACCCGGTTCGGGATCGGGTCCGAACAGATGCACCGCGCCCTGCTTCTCCAACCCATAAGGCCAATAGGCCTTGTTCCCACCGAACCTCGGTTGCACCTCAGGGAACAGCACCTGCAGCCCAACAATGTCCCACGTCTTCACGTTGCGCATTGGCACTAGAGCGGTGCCGCTCTTACGCTTATAGCGCAACCCGAACCCGCCGACGCCCTTGCTCAGCAGGTACTGGCTCGAACCCTTCTCTTCCAGGTGCTTCCACATGCCGGCGGCGCGGCGCGCGGCGGTGCGATGCCTGCGCGCCTCGGCCTCGGCCGCCTTGCGCTGACCCTCCTCGGCGCGGGCCTTCATAACCGCCCGATCTTCCGCAGAAAGCTTGCCGCCCTTGGGCTTGATCTTGTGCCAGCTGCCCTTCTCACCGGAGCGCCAGTCCCCAAACGCGCCGCAGTAGAAGGTGTTGCCGTTACTGGTCAGGTGCTCATAGATCACGTACCAGCCAGTTTTCTCCGGGGCCTTGTCGCCCTCCACCTCGCAGCGGGTGCGCTGGCCGATCACCAGCGGCGTCACCGGCTTCAGGTCGCCGGCCTGCAGCTGGGCCAGCACATCGTCCAACAGTTCGTGACGATCAGCCATCAGCCAGCCCTCCGCTCGTAGCGCGCTTGGCACGGCACGCACATCGTGCAGCCCCGGCCCTTCATCGCTTGCAAGCGCTCGGCAGGTATCGGCTCACCGCAACTTTCGCAGTCAGCAGTCACCCGCAGCGAGGCAGGCTTGCGCGCAGCCAGCGTCTGCTCCACCCGTTCCAGCACCAGGTCATTGGCGCGATCAGCAATGTCAGCCATAAACCACCCCCGCGCGATTTGCTTTGCGCACTGCCGCGCCCAGTCGGAACACCGCATGCACCAGGCGCTCGGCCAGCAGCTCGAACTCATCCAGCTCGTCGGCGGTGATCTCGCCATCATTCAAGCTCTTGCTCAGGTGCAGGGTCAGGCCGCTTTCGCGGGCCAGCATGTCGCCGATACCAGCCAATAGCGCGGCAGGCGTGTCCGTCTCGCGCAGGTCGGAAACGTCCACGCCCACCCAACCGATCGGGTGCAGAATCGCCTCAACGATGCGAGGGTCCCGTGTCAGATCCAGAATCAACTCCAGGTCGCGGATGTTCGGCGTGTGAGTGGTATTGGTCAGAGAGAGCTTGTGGTTCAGCGTGGTGGGATTGGTATCGCCGTCTACGGCAGCGATGGCGGTGGCTCCGCCTGGATAGTCGCGTACAGCGTGGTGGAGCGCTTGTGGCAATGTCAGCAGCGCCCGGCGGGCGCGCTCAGCGGAACAGAACCGGCTTCGGCTCATGGCAGTTTCCCCAAAAGTCTGCCAGTGACCGCGTGCGCGCCTGTTGCTACAGTTGCGCCGTGGTCACTTGCTGGTGGTCACTTGCAAGCGGTACGTCTGTGGTGGATTAGCCGCTTGCAACCCAGTGGCGAGGCCCATGCTCCGCATGAGTCCCGCCGCTACAGCCCGCCCTATCTGTGGTGGAGACGGCGGGCAACCCAGGGCATCCGTGCTCTGGTAGGTGCGGTAGATCGTTTGGTGTGCAGGCGTACTCCGATTCGACCTACCTAACCCCGACAGCACCCAAAGCGCTGCCGGGAAAACCGGGCGGCTGGTTAGGCCGTCCGGTTTTTTATGTCATGCCGCCTGGTCCCGGCGCTCTCCTTGGCGGCGATCGCCTTCGCGGCGCTCTCCGTTGCGACGATCGCCTGCACGGCGCTCGGTGATCAACTCAGCTGGCGCTGGGAATACATCGTCGAGGGTGCACTTCGCCCCTAGGGAATTCAGCGCCGCGACAATCGCGCGGGACTCCGCCAATCCAGGTAAGCGCCGCCCGGCTTCGTAGTTGCTGACGCGCGACTGCGTCCAACCCAGCGCAGCTATAAGATCGCCCTGCTTGATCTGTGCCTTCTCTCGAATCTCAGCGATGCGGTTCATCTGACTCGCTCCAATCAACATGCGGCCATCCTAAACACGTATCGTGATACACGCAACACGATAAGTGAGAAAATTACATTACGCGGCGTGATAAAAAAGCCACATGGAAACGTTAGGCCAACGCATCAAGCGACTTCGCAACGCCAAAGGCATCAGCCAGAAAGCTCTGGCAGAGGTGTGTGGCTGGGAATCACAGTCTCGTATCGGCAACTACGAGAGCGATACCCGCACTCCTAGCCTGGCGGACCTTCTTCTACTGGCTCCGGCGCTAGGGGTCACTATTGCCGATCTAGCGGGGGGAGAGGACAGGAGCGGCTTGGCCGGCATGAGCACTGATATCAAGGGCTATGCGATCCGCGAAGACTTAGGCAGCACGCGTCAGGCCCCAGCGCCCGAAAGCGAAGCCGTGCGCGTGGGAGACGCCAGGGATGGAGTAGTGCCAGTGGTTGGGCAGGCAAAATTAGGGATAGACGGCTATTTCGAGGCCTTAGACTTCCCCGTTGGCCATGGCGACGGGTATCTCATGATTCACAGCGATGACCCGAACTCTTACGGACTTAGGGTAGTCGGCGACAGCATGCACCCCAGGATCAAGAACGGCGAGTACGTGCTGATCGAGCCCAACAAAGTTTTCCGGTCAGGCGATGAAGTCATGGTTAAAACCATGGACGGCCGAGCCATGATCAAAGAGTTCATCTATCTGCGGGACGGCATGTATCGCTTCGATAGCGTGAACCAGACACACGCACCTATTCACATCGCTGAAACCGAGATAGAAAAGATTCACCTCGTGGGCGGCATTCTTAAATCATCACGCTTCACACACGAGCGGAGAATTTCCCCACCCCAATAATCACGTTTCGTGTTGACTTTATAAACACAACACGTGATATTTACCTCGTCTCCACCACAGACGAGGTATCGCCTCATGGCAACCGCCACCCTGCACGTCCATCCAACGTGCGCATCCAACCGCTCGATGATTGAACGCTTGCAAGCCGCTACCGGCATGCTAGTGGTCATCAGCGGCGGAAAGCCCAAGCTCAAGCCCAGCGCGAAGTCGTCAACCACCCCGATCAACCCTTGGGGAGGTGACGCCGCATGAACCGCCTCCAACTTAACGCTACCGCGTTCATCCGCCTGCAGGCGCAGGTACGGCTCAACGGCACCTTTCAGCATCGCCTGATGGCCGAGAACCCGCGCCGCAGCGTGCTGACCAGCGTAGCCATCGAGCAGTGCGGCAAAGCCCTGCGAGTTGAAGTCACCCATAACGGCACGCGTAACACCGTGACGCTCGACCGCCAGCGCCAGGACAACCCTGCCCGCCTGGCCCGGTTCCTTGAAGAAACGGTGAACGGGGATGAGCCAAGCAGCGTGTCCGAAACAGGCGAAACGCTGCTGGTCGACAACATCGAAATCGTGCTGCGCCAGGCGCTTCGTGCCGGTCGGGGCGCCTTCCTGTTCGATGCGGATGAACTGCAGCCCGAGCTGGTGATTAGCCGGAACCCCGACGGCAGTTACATCGCGCAAATTCGCCTCGATGACGCCACCAGCATGATCGTGCTGCCGGCCGATCGTCAGCGCGCGTATACCCAGCTGTCCGACCACCTGGCGATGTTCCTGCACGGCTACCGCGACGCCCTCGCGGCCGCAGCTTGAGGAGGCGCACCTATGAGCATGTCTCTCAAGTTCGCCGCCTCCCGGCTCGGGCTCGGGCACCGCACCCTGATGCAGCGCATGCGTGCCAAGGGCCTGCTGACCGAACATAACCTGCCGGCCCACCCTGATCGGGACAAGGCGTTTCTGGTCACGCGCGAAAACCGCTACCACCACCCGGACCACGGCCTGCAGTACCCGCGCACCACACGGGTGACACAGCAAGGTATCCCCTGGCTGGCCCAGCAGCTCGGCATCGAGCGCCCGCTACCGGAACCACAACAAGACCCGCGCGATGTCGCTTGAACCGTTCGCTATCTCGGGCGGCTCCGCTATGTGCGCCCGCTGGCCGCGCGAGTACGCCCGCCTAATCCTCGCGATGACAACCATCGAGGAGCGGCGGGCGGCATTGGCGGCTGTGCCGACGCACTTGCGCGAGCTGACCAGAACGCACGTAGAGATCGCCTGGAACCATCCAAAGGGGAACAACGATGGACAGCAAACTGATTGACTCGCTGCTGATCGAGCTGCTGCAGCTACCCGAACAGCGCCGCACGCCGGAGAAGATCCTGGCCAACCTCACACTGGCGGCAACCGCTGCCGGCGTATCACTGACCACCAGCGCCGCGCCCCTGCAGATCGAGCACCTACAGCTGGCTGCAGCATTGGAGCGACTGGCCGAGCAGATGGGCAGCCAGTACCGCGCTCGCGCCATGCTGCGCCTGGGCGGAGGGATTGATGGCGTCGAGCTGGGCGCAGTGGTCGAGCCACACGACAGCAGCTCGCCCCTACCCCGCTTCGTCGCATTCGGCGCCACGGCCCGCGCGGCACTGGCCGGCATCAACCGCGACATCCGCGCGAGCGCGGCGCCCAAGGCAGCGATGCCGAAGGCGCGACGGTCGGGGCGGCTTGGCCTGCACAAGTTGCAAGCCCAGCTCGATAAGGCTGCAAGCGTATGAGCCAGGCACAGCAGGAGCTGCGCCTGCGTCCGGCGCCACGCCCCGGCACCGTCGAGCTGCTGTATCGCACCCTTGGCGACGTGCTCGTGCCCGTCGACCAGGTGCGCGCCCGGTACTTCCGAAACCTCAACGAAGACAACTTCGCCCGCGCCCTCCATGCCGGCCGCGTTCCGCTGCCGGTCACCACCATAGACAGCAGCGCCAAGGCGATGCGGTTCATCGACATCCGCCATTTGGCCGTGCTGATCGACTCGGCCTCTGACGCCGCAGACGCGGCGCTGGACGAAGCGATAAATCCGGTAGTTCAACAAAAAGCTAGCAACTGACCACACCGCTGCCACCACCAGCGAACACCACCACCAGGAGTACGCCATGGAACTCGAAACCCACCAGCTCTACGCACTGTTCACCATGCTTGTCAGCATCGCCGTACTGATCGGCCTTAGCTACTGCGCCGGTCTGCGCACAGGCCGAGCGGCCGGTATTCAGCAGGGCGGCAAATCGGCCAAGCGCTACGCGAAGTGTCTTCTGCAGGTCACCCAGGCAGAGCAAGCCGAGCTGCGCCAAATGCTCGCCCGCGAGGAGCAACACACCGACAGCATCCGCGGCCAGCTCGATACGCTGCGAACAGCACTCCACCAGGAGCAGGCCGAGCACAACATTACCGTCAAGGATCTGCTCGAAGAGCTGCAGCGCGAGCGCTCGCATGGACTCACACACGCGGACCATCAGATGCTGGTGCAGGTTGCTCGCGTGCTCGGACACGCCGCCGCCCAAGCCCGTAAAACCGGCACATCTAAAACCAACCAGTTCGCCGCAGCGCAAAGCCAAGTCACCGAACTCGCTATCCGCGCCCATGCCGCAGCGACCGCACCCAAGCTCATGGCCGCGCTGGCAGAGAGCGACATCACTGACACAGACATGATCGAGTGGCTGGAGCGTGAAGCGGTAGCCAACGGTGAGCACGAGCAGGCTGTGCTGTATTTCCCGGTTGCGCTGCCCGAAACGGGCCTGCCTACCCTTCGCGACATGTTGCAGCTGGCTATCGAGCAGCACCGCGAACGCGAGCAAGGGCTGGGTACTTGGGAGCGCGTCGACGCTGAAGTTCAGCCCGCCGCTGCCATGTGTGCGTGAGGTGCGAGCTATGAACCGTCGCACCTACCCACTGCGCCGCCTCTCCCCCGAGGCGGGCGGCAAAGCCCTTCACGACCTGAGCCGCGCCAAACGGCGCCTGGCTCAACTCGACGCCGAGCACAGCGCACTGCTGAACGCAATCCGGAGCGAATTCGGCACTGAAACCCTATGGCGCCTGCAGGCCAATGCCCGCAAGGCCATCGCCCTGCAGCAGTTGCAGGAGGAATACGCATGAGCCCACAAGCTTTATCTGACAAGAATGTGGTCAGATTACGCGACACAACGCGAAATCTGATCAATACAGTAGCAACCGACTCTCTAAACGTCGGTGCCGCTAATGCTCTCGAAACTCCCCCGCCTGTCCCGGCTCGCTCTGCTGTTGCTTCTGCTCTTCTGGAGCGGCAAGGCTTCCTCGCCACCGCTGCACTCGGAGCCCCGGCCGTGCGAAAGCACGGCGGCGGCCAGGCACTGCGCGCACTCCTAACTGAGCAGACGGAAGGCCGCCATGCGCGCTTAACCGGTGGCGAGATAAAAAGTCTCTGCTGCTTAGCAGCAGGCATTATCGCTCTTGCTTCCCGCCCATGCGGAGCCCACGCACACCCCCTGACAGGCGTGCGCCGGGCCGCGCACCCTGCTGCCCCGCTTCGCTCATCGCCCCGCCCGCACGCGCAGCATGTTTTGAAGGTTCCACAAAGAACGTTGAGCCGGAAACGAAGAAACGCGGCGCATCGCATAGACCTAAGGCGGTTCGAAGCACACTCGTTGGGCTGGCTAGCCATAAGGATGGAGATCAACAAACGTGCAGATCGACTTAGACATTTTGTCGTACTTGAACTTCAAGTCTTCATCCCAAGCAGCAACCTCGCTGAGCCTGAACTTACGCGTACCCTTAAGGACATCAACGAGCGCGCCGTCAATCAGATAAACGCCGCGTTTTATAGCCAGCCAGGCGTCAGCCACGGCTTTGTCTTCGATCGATGCAAAAGCGATCGTCTCCATGTCGGCTGCGCTACTTCGGATCATATTCTGGAGATGCTGGTACTCGGCGAGGGTGATAGAGCTAGCGTCTCGGACCTTATCCATAAGATGCCCAACGCTTGCAACTGCATAGCTAGCAGCTTGCAGAGCTTTTTCCATGTATTGGTGTGCATCGCGGTATCGGGCCGATTCTTCTCTTGCGCGGGCTCTAGCCGACTCCTTACGGGCGACATCTTGTTGCCAGTAAGCGACCGCGAAACCAGCCAGTATCGCACCGATGGATCCGACGGCTTGAACCCAGCCGCTGATATCACCCGGCTTCATATCGGCAATGAGGCGCAGGCAAAGTACCAAAACAGCCAGCAACCAGACTGGAATTACTACCAAGCTCAGCACGCACGTCAGCCTGTAAAGAAACGTCCAGCTCCAGATTCTCATAGCAGCTCTCTAAGCCTTCCTGCGTTGGTGATGGAAAGCTTGCTGAGTTTCGGAGCGGCCGTCCACAACCGCTTTGTGACGGCAAGGATGGAGGACGCGGCATGAGCTCGCCCCGCTGGGTACTCATACCCAAAGCCGCCGAGCTGTACGGCTACAGCAAGACGGCCATCGAACACAAGGTCAAGAACGGCACTTGGGCGCAGGGGCGGATCTGGCGGAAGGCCCGGGACGGGCGGATCTTCATCAACATAGAGGAGGTGGACAAGTGGGTCGAGCAGTCTCCGCAGGAAGCGGCATAGAGGCCGAACTGGCGAAACACACCGGCATCGAGATCCACGGCAGCAGCATACGCATCGTGTTCATGTGGCGTAAGCGCCGCTGCCGAGAGACGCTAGGCCTTCCCGTAACAAAAGCCAACATCAAGCACGCCGCCCAGCTCCGGGCGGCAGTGCTTCATGACATCAAAATGGGGAAGTTCGACTACGCCCACCACTTCCCCGAGTCCCGCCAGGCTGGCAACTACAGCAGCAGCCGGGACGAACGCCTGGCGGCACTGCTGGAGCGTTACAAACCGCTGAAGGCAGTAGACATCACTGAGGAAACGGAGCGGCGCTATAACTTGGCTCTCGATATCTGTGTCGAGATGCTGGGCAAGGATCGCCTCGGCAGCGTACTGCTGCCGGAAGACATTCAGAAGCTACGCGTAGAGCTGATCGAGACGCGAGCCACATCCACAGCCAACCATTATCTAGCAACTCTTGCCGGCTTCCTCGGTTGGTGTGAAGCCAACGGTTATTGCCGGCCGGGGCTGGCCAACGCCTGCACGCGCTTCGAGATGACGGACCGCGACCCAGATCCGCTGACGAAATCAGAGGTTGAGGATTTGCTGCAGAAGGGCTGCCTGCATCCCATGGATCGAGCCGCCGTGACGCTCGCGGTCTACACCGGCCTTCGGCCGGGCGAACTGTGCGCGCTGGCCCATGAGGACGTCGACTTGGTGAGAGGCGTGATCCACGTTAACCGAGCGATTACGAGTGCCGGCGCATTCAAGCTGCCCAAGACTGGAAAGAAGCGAACCGTACTGCTTTTTCCGCCGGCACTGGAAGCCTGCCGCGAGTTGCTGGCGTTCAAGCACAACATCGATCCTCAGACCATTACCGTTCAGCTCACCCGCCACGAGTCGGTTCCGGAAACCGTCACGCCGTTGATCTCGCCACGCGTCCAGGCGCGCAAGAAGCACGTCAACACATGGTTCATCCCGTCCTCATGGAATTCGAAGTGGGCGAACATCCAACGCCGCGCACAGATTCGCCCGCGACGCCCGTACCAGACCAGGCACACCTACGCCTGCTGGTGCCTAGTAGCGCGTGGTAACCTTGCGTTCATTGCCAAACAGATGGGGCACAAGGACTTCACGATGCTTGTCCAGGTCTACGCCAAATGGATGGACGACGAGTCCCCGAACGAGCTGCAGCACATTTGGAGTAGGCTTGAGCAAAAAAAAGGCCCCTGACGGGGCCTTTTTACAACATAGGAAGCTTTTAAGCTGCTTTCTCAGCCACATGTTGCTTGTGGGCTTGTTCGACACGCTCGAGCTTCAACTCAATCGAGCGCAGCAGCGCCTTGGCTTCTTTTGCAAGTGCCATAAATTGAATGTCATTAAGCTTCATCATACGAACGGCCTCTTTTCTAGCGTGGTCACGCAATTATTGAGCAGATCTGCGTCATCATCGTCAATGGCTCGGGCTATGCCTTCCATCAACTCAAGATACTCACGCGCCTTACCTGCTACCAATGGATCCTGAATATCGTCTGCCAGCAAATCGATAATCGAGCAGACTTTATGGAATTGCTTAGCAATTTCTGCATACGTAGGGTTTTCTAACCGTAGCACAGAAATCGAGTAATTCTTCGCGCTATGAAGGAAACGGTTGGCTACGTGCAGCAGATCTTCGTAAAGACCCTGAACAATCCTTGTTTTTTCGTCCTGCGTCATGTTTCCACCCGCTCAAATGACGCGCGATTCTACACTCGCGCCCTCATTTGTCAAGCTGCACCTATCTGTTCCGCAGCGAGTGAAAACATCCTTAGTGAATTACTCTGTCTTTACTGACACTATCATTGCCGCAAGAGTTCCACCACTACGGAACTGTGACATTTGTCGCTTCCGCAGACTAGAGCGACGCATGGTACGCTTATCCGCATAGCTCGCTAGCCCCAGCTTTCTCGGTTTCTACGCCCACTGCAGCAGAAGCAGCATGTGGCCATGATGCCCCAAATTTGCCCCACTGATTCGCCAACCCCTCGCTAACCTCCTGATGAATAAAGCAATTCCTGATCTGTCACAGCATACGCCCATGATGCAACAGTACTGGAAGCTCAAGCGTGAGCATCCGGACCAGCTGATGTTCTACCGCATGGGCGACTTCTATGAGCTGTTCTACGACGACGCCAAGAAAGCCGCCGCGCTGCTCGACATCACCCTGACTGCGCGCGGTCAGTCGGCGGGCACGGCGATACCCATGGCCGGCATTCCGTTCCACTCCGCCGAGGGCTACCTGGCGCGCCTGGTCAAGCTTGGCGAATCGGTAGTGATCTGCGAGCAGATCGGCGACCCGGCCACCAGCAAGGGACCGGTGGAACGCCAGGTGGTACGCATCATCACGCCGGGCACGGTGAGCGACGAAGCGCTGCTCGACGAGCGCCGCGACAACCTGCTGGCGGCGGTAGTCGGCGACGAGAAGCTGTTCGGCCTGTCGGTGCTGGATATCGCCAGCGGCCGTTTCAGCGTGCAGGAACTCAAGGGCTGGGAGACCCTGCTTGCCGAACTGGAGCGTTTGAGCCCGGCCGAGCTGCTGATCCCCGACGATTGGCCGCAGGGCCTGCCGCTGGAGAAACGCCGCGGTGTGCGCCGTCGCGCGCCCTGGGATTTCGATCGCGACTCGGCCTTCAAGAGCCTCTGCCAGCAATTCTCCACTCAGGACCTCAAGGGCTTCGGCTGCGAGAACCTGACCCTGGCCATCGGCGCCGCCGGCTGCTTGCTCGCCTACGCCAAGGAAACCCAGCGCACCGCCCTGCCCCACCTGCGCAGCCTGCGCCACGAGCGCCTCGATGACACGGTGATCCTCGATGGTGCCAGCCGGCGCAACCTGGAGCTGGACGTCAACCTGGCCGGCGGCCGCGAGAATACACTGCAATCGGTCATGGACCGCTGCCAGACCGCCATGGGCTCGCGCCTGCTGACCCGCTGGCTGAATCGCCCGCTGCGCAACCGCGAAATCCTCGAAGCACGCCAGGACTCGATCACCTGCCTGCTCGAGCACTACCGCTTCGAACAGCTGCAGCCGCAGCTCAAGGACATCGGTGACCTGGAACGCATCCTCGCCCGTATCGGCCTGCGCAACGCCCGTCCACGCGACCTGGCGCGCCTGCGCGACGCGCTCGCTGCGTTACCGCAGCTGCAGGCCGGCATGCAGGATCTGGTGGCACCGCATCTGCTCGGACTGGCGAAAAGCATCGGCACCTACCCGGAACTGGCCGACCTGCTGGCGCGCGCCATCATCGACAATCCCCCTGCGGTGATCCGCGACGGCGGTGTGCTCAAGACCGGCTACGACGCCGAGCTGGACGAGCTGCAGTCGCTCTCCGAGAACGCCGGCCAGTACCTGATGGATCTGGAGACCCGCGAGAAAGCGCGCACCGGCCTGGCCAACCTCAAGGTCGGCTACAACCGCGTGCACGGCTACTTCATCGAGCTGCCGAGCAAGCAGGCCGAATCCGCGCCGGCCGACTACATCCGCCGGCAGACGCTCAAGGGCGCCGAGCGCTTCATCACCCCTGAGCTGAAGGAGTTCGAGGACAAGGCGCTGTCGGCCAAGAGCCGCGCCCTCGCCCGCGAGAAGCTGCTCTACGACGAGCTGCTGGAAATGCTCATCGGCCACCTGGCACCGCTGCAGGAAAGTGCCGGCGCCCTGGCCGAGCTGGACGTGCTGAGCAACCTCGCCGAGCGCGCGCTCAATCTCGACCTGAATCGCCCGCGCTTCGTCGAGCAGCCATGCATGCGCATCGAGCAGGGCCGCCATCCGGTGGTCGAGCAGGTGTTGGAGACGCCCTTCGTGGCCAATGATCTCGCCCTCGACGATGCCACCCGCATGCTGGTGATCACCGGGCCGAACATGGGCGGTAAATCGACCTATATGCGCCAGACCGCGCTGATCGTCCTGCTGGCGCAGATCGGCAGCTTCGTCCCCGCCGCGGCTTGCGAGCTGTCGCTGGTGGACCGCATCTTCACCCGTATCGGCTCCTCGGACGACCTTGCCGGTGGCCGCTCCACCTTCATGGTGGAGATGAGCGAAACCGCCAACATCCTGCATAACGCCAGCGATCGCAGCCTGGTGCTGATGGACGAAGTCGGTCGCGGCACCAGCACCTTCGATGGCCTTTCGCTGGCCTGGGCTGCCGCCGAGCACCTGGCCAAGCTGCGCGCCTTTACCCTGTTCGCCACCCATTACTTCGAACTGACCGTGCTGCCCGAAAGCGAGCCGGTCGTGGCTAACGTCCATCTATCCGCTACCGAGCACAACGAGCGCATCGTCTTCCTGCACCACGTACTGCCCGGGCCGGCGAGCCAGAGCTACGGCCTGGCGGTGGCACAGCTGGCCGGCGTGCCGGGTGAAGTCATCCAGCGCGCGCGCGACCATCTGTCGCGCCTGGAAACCACCAGCCTGGCTCACGAAGCACCGAGAATAGCGCCCGGCCAGCCGGCACCACCGATGCAGAGCGACCTGTTCGCCAGCCTGCCGCATCCGGTGCTCGAGGAATTGGGACGGATCAATCCCGATGATGTAACGCCGCGCCAGGCGCTGGAGCTGCTATACAGCTTGAAATCACGCATTTGA